TAAAGTAAATGTGGTTGCAACACCGCTATTACCAGGATTAGAGAAGGTAAAGGTCGAGTTACCGTTAATAGTTTTAGTAAAGTAGTTACTCTGAGAAAGATTAATATCTAGTGCAGATACTGCTTCTGCTGCTTGTCTGTATGCACCAGCAACATCTAGATCGGTAACACCAGTTGTGCCTTGAAATGCGTTCGTACCTGTAAAGGTATTATTACCTGAAAGTGAGGCAGCACTACCAGCACCTGCAAGTGCTGAAACGTTAACAGTTACATCTGATCCACTGTTGTCATAAATGAGAGAATCAACTTTTAAATTGCCGTAGGCCATGATTATTTAAGTACAGTAAGTAATGAGTTTGCTCCGACAGTGATTGTTGTTCCTGAATTGATGGCAACTGTCGGTCCCATCATTCCTGCATTTGTACTAGCAGCAATTACTTTGTTATCAGAAATAGCTTGCGGTGTTTCAATAAATGCAGAGTCAATATTTCCTAAAGAGGTATCCACATATGCTTTAGTTGCAGCATCAGTGTTTGCTGTTGGTGTGCCGAGATTGATGATCTTATTATTCAATGCATCAAGCTGACCACCAAGTTGTGGCGTGGTGTCATCACTAAGATCTTGCAGCCCAGCACCACTAAGGCTATTGATGCCAACAAAGCTGAGGTTGCCACTACCATCAGTCTTTAAGATTTGATCTGTTGCACCATCAGAAGCAGGGTACGTAAGACCAGCTAAAGAAATTGCTCCAGTAGCTGTAATCCCGCCAGACAAAACTACAACACCAGACCCATCAGGAGTTAGTGTAATATTTCTGTTGCTTGAAGAAACGATACTATGAGTTGAAACATCAAGGTCTCCTCCAAGTTCGGGTGAAAGATCATTAACTACTTCAGGTCTGTAGGCATCAAGACTAATATCGACAGAACCTGTACGTTGATCAACTGTAAACGTATCTCCAACTTTAAACTTACCATTATGATCAGTACTGGATTGGAATACCTTACCGTTATTTAGGTTCTTAACCTGATTAGCTTCAATAGGTACACCACCATTTTCAGGTGCTGCAGTGTAGTCAGTACCAGCGCCAACGTATTCAAACGTATGACCACCAGTGGAGATGTAAGACCTATTAAAGAAGCTAGCTACATCACCAACACTAAGACCAGCAATCAAACCAAGATTAGTAGCAAGAGCTGTAGGGTCAGGATTTTCAATCGTGACATCCCAGCCACTACCGTTAGCTACAGCAGCCTTAACAGGATATGTATTGGATCCAATAACCACAGACATGTTATCTTGTGGACGTGTGGCAGAGCCATACCATCCAGAACCTGCAGTTTGAGCACCAATAGTAAATGTGGTTGCACCCGCAGATGCGGTTACACTGACAGGAGCAGTATAGTTAGCTGTAGGTGATTTACCGTCAGCAATTAATCCATACCGACCATAGTCAGTCGTACAGTTACTGAGGTTTAGTTGACCACCATTTAATGCTTTAGCGTGGTAATGACAGAACGTACCGAAGAAAGATACAAGCTGTGCATAGCCATTATTACAACAAAGGATACCCGGACCATCTAATGTGATCTGAGTAAACGAATCCACAACCATTGAACGCAATGGTGAAGTACTGGATACTGCAGAGCCATCAACCAATAGACCACCACCAGTAGGACCAGAAGTTAAGTCACCACCAAATCCACCTTGGCTGACATTATTGGGATCAAAGAAACCACCTAAAGAATTATCTGCGTTGAACTCAGCTTGTGTGTGGTTATAAATACCAGAGTCAGCAAAGTTCGTACAGTTTTGGATGTATGGAGATTTATAGATAACAGCATTAGGATAGAACTCAGCAACAAACGCTTGGTTTGTAGGGAGACCATACGTGCTGTTACTATCAATAGCGTGACCACCACGTGTACCGCTAGCCTTCAATCCACCAAAGGAGAAGTTCTGAATCTGTGTACCGCTATTAACACGGAACAAAGAGTTAAGTTCAGTAGCTGGTGTTGGGTGTACAAAACAACTACGTAGTGACTGTCCAACAATAGATAGGTTATTAACAGTAATATCAATAGGAGCGATCTCACGGTAGATACCGGGAGCAACAAGAACAATGTCTCCACTATCTGCTGAAGCTACTGCAGCCTTAATGGTCTTCATCGAATCAATAATCCGGTGACCATCATTAGTATCTAAACCATTGGCCTGGTCAACCCAAATAACAGTAGGTTGGCTAATGAACGTACCACCAGATGAAATACCGAGCCAGTTAGAACCACTCCATACAGACAGAGTCTGATCATTAGCGTGGGAATACCAAAACTTGCCTACAGCGAAGTCATTACCAATGGGAGTGTTTGCCTGATAAATGGTGTCGTACCGCTTGTTATTAGCAGCAGTCGTACCTAATTCATCATCTGAACCTGCATCAGTAGGAGAGGCATTTTGTTCAGCGAGTGTCCTGATGTCTACTGCAAGTACAGCTTGAATATCAAGTGTGCCATCAGTAATCTTGGCACCACTAATAGAACCATCAGCGATCTGACGGTTAGTTACTGAATTAGCAGCAAGCTTAGGTTCTGTGATTGCATCATCAATTACTTTAACGGTAGTAACAGCATCATCAGCAAGCTTAGCTGTAGTTACAGCAAGATTATTAATCTTAGATGTTGTAACATTAGCGTCAGTAATTTTAGCAGTAGTAACTGCATTATCTAAAAGCTCAGGGGTATCGACAGAGTTATCTTGCATTTTGGCAAGGCTAACTGAGTTATCCGCTAATTTATCATTAGTAACAGCAGCATTATTGATCTTCGCAGTAGTAACATTGGAATCTGCAATTTTAGCTGTAGTTACATTAGAGTCTGCAATCTTAGCCGTGGTTACATTACTGTCAGCAATCTTTGCTGTAGTGACTGCGCTGTTATTAATCTTTGCCGTAGTAACAGCAAGGTTATTAATTTTTGAAGTGGTAACAGCACTATTGTTGATCTTTGCCGTAGTGACTGCAGAGTCATCAATTTTAGGTGTAGTAACACTTAGATCACGAATAGCTTGAGTAACAACGGCATCATTTGAGATGTCACCTTCATCGATCTTTTCTGCAAGCTTAAACAGAACCTGATCCATGTTGACGTTCAGGTCTTCAGCATTAATCGATGCACCAGGCTGAAAGTCAGATTTGGGAGCGGGTAGTTGGTTTGAAAGAATAGTCGTATCCCTGAAGATACGAACAGTTGCACCAGAAGCAGGTGCTGATGAAAATGATACGGTTCCACTACCACTGGTTGAATAACCAGAAATAGTAAATCCACTAGATTGAAGAACTCCGTCAATACTTACCTTAACTTCTGCCTGACTCAACGAAGGGAAGGTAATAGTATACGCGGCCGGAGCTGTATAAGTTGATTCAGCCATTAGTTAGGATTGTTTATTTTTCTGATGGATTCGAGACTGCCTGCATTATTAGTATCACGACGTGTTCTGAAAGATTCGGCAGCACGTTGTCGTTTGGTTTCATATAACTCATCAGTAAGGTCTGGGTTGTTACGCCTTACTTCAGCCCAAGCTTTCTTACGTGCAGCTTCAAAACGTTGTTTAATAAGAGAATTATGTAGATATGAATTCATAGGATCTAGATAGTTCTTATTAGAATTTTGATCATTAGTCATTCGCATGACAGAAAGTTGCACGTCACGACGATCGGCCAATTTATTTAGCTTGGCTTCTAGCCCTTGCTTACCTAAATACTTTTGAAATTCAGATCGAAGCTTAGGGTGTTCCTTCAGTTCAAGTCCGTCAGGGGAGGTGTAAGAGACAAGACGTAAGTCATAGTTACTATTCCACAGCAAGGTTCTACCAGGACTATTATTAAGACTAATACCTACTGGAGAGATAAGATTATACATCTTCTCCATAAAGTTCCAATCTCTAATCTTTTCACCATTTAATACATCGTATTTGATAGCAAGATCTTCTCCAGGACCAAACTCAGAAGCAAGGTTCCTATTGCGAATAGAGCTAATAATATCTTTGTTGATCTCACGCATAGGTGAGTTCAGTGTTTTACCAATATCATTACGCAATCCTGCAAGTGGAATTGTGTTGTTAACGATATTACCTGCAATCTTTTGTAGCTGATATGGCTCACCACTAGCTAGATCAATTAGTTGACCGACACCTTGTAGGTAAGACTTACTGGTAACACCACCACCAACAGTCAAAGCAACCTTAAGTAAGCTTTGCTCAGCCCACTGGGGACCCATCAAAGACATGTTATCTCCAATGTCAGCAATGGTAGAAAGGATATTATTGAACGGTTCAAACGATTCGTAGCTAACCCATATATCACCTGCTGGTGAAGGTACCTTGAATGAACGTGGCTGCCAGCCAGTATCCATCCACAGCTTACGAAGACGACGATCCTGAGGACCATTGCCTGTCAAACCACCGTTGGCGTAATACATACTTGCCATAAAGGTGACACCAGATCCAATAGCCAAACGTCCTTTACGGATATTTTGTGCATTGATAAGATCTTGTGCTGACTCAATACCGTACTGTCTTACTGAATCAAGGTTATCTACAGTTGCACTAGCAATATTGCGGTACTCCTTACTAAGTTTCTCAAGGATAGGCATATGCTTAACGCCAAACTCAAGACCATTAATACCTGTACGTGCAAATAGAAAGAAGGGTTTCAGCATAGGTGCTGAGTTAAATAGACCTTCAAGCTTCTGTGCAACACCAGACAACTCAGTGGTAAGAGTAGCTTCCTTAACTTGAGACTCAAGGTAAAGATCACTCTTCAGATTGATGTTGCCATCTTCATCTAACAACTTAGAGTAGAAGTTATTTTCAGCTACCTTCAGTGTCTCAGGTGTGATCTCTGCAATGTCACCCTTTTTAAAGGACTCCATTGTATCCAACATAGACTTCTCTCTTGCCCTGGCACGTGCCATAAGCATGGTAAAAGCATCGTCAGTAGCACCCATAATCTTGGTGCCATAAGTCAGGAAGTTCTTATCGTTTAAGGTACGGATCATATCTGTGAAACGATAAGCAGTTAGATCCATTTCAGTTCCATGGGTCTCTGCCCATTTGCCCATGATTGCCCACTGTTGGTCATTACGTGTGACACCTTCAGTAAAGCGAGTTTTCATGTTGGCAATATCACCAGCCCAATAAGCACTTAGGTTTCGACGGAACAGTTGGAATGCTTCAGGTACTGCCTGGATATAAGCATTAGCACCAGCAAGGCTTGCCCTAGCAAGTGCACGATCACCGCCTGGCATCGAAGCACCAATGACAGCAGACAACGGTCTAAGGAAAGACGCAGTAGCCGTACCCATGATTGCTCTCACAGGTGTCTTAACACCACTAAGGATGCTATGTACCATCACAGAACCTAGTTCTCTGACAGCTTGGTTACCGTACTTCTTACCGTTAAACTTACCTCCACGTAAGGAGGCACGCATGTAAGCGTCAAAGTCAGTGAGGTTATGTACATCATCAGACATAGCAAAGAACTCTGACAACGCCTTAGTCATGTCATCATTAGGATTTTCCTTTGCAAGCTTGAGAAAGGTAGTCAATGCCTCTTCTGATTCAGAACGCATTGCTTCAACTTTTTCTGCTATCTGTTTTTTTGCTTTAGGCGTATCAAAATCAAGTCCCTGCAGCTTCGCACCAGCAAGATAACGAGAGCGTTTTACGTTAGTAAGACCAACGATCAAACGATCTGCAGCGGCTTTTATAGGACCATCAGTATCAAGGATGTCAGCAACACCCGAGATTTCTCTCATACCAATACCAAGGTCTCGTACCTGTTTAAACAAAGAAGCATTGATAATATCTGCAGCCCTGATTGCCTCATTATTCCAAGAGCTAAGTCCACCGATAGTGTCGGTATCACGAGACATAGCCTCCCAGAAAGCATCAGAATCCATATCAGAATAGTCACGACCCATTGCTTCACGAACTCGATCAAAAGCCCCACCATGAGTAGTACGCATTGATTGACCAGCTTTCTTAGCGTCCTTCAACATCTGCTGATAACGATCACTACTAACAAGATCTTTTGCAATGCGCCTAAACTCTGTCTCTGTCACATCAACAGAACGTGCCATAGTTTCAAGCTGACGTGACGTAAATACGTTGTCAGTAGAACCAGCACCAGGTGTCGACCAAGACCTACCTAAGTTGTCAGCTTGCTCTGCTACATCAAATGGTTTCTTACTTGATACAGGGTTGCCTTGCCAGGGGTCAGCAATATCCTTGCCTTTAGCAGCACGAAATGTATTACCAGGCTGACCAGCAGGTGGTACTGCAACAGGATCTAATCCTTGAATTTCTAATTGCTTGGCGTATGTTTCACGTGCACGTACATCATCTGCAATTTCAGCAGTTGCAGATTCTTTGAGTTGGTCATCTCTATTCTTGAGACGCTCAGCATCAACCTTTTTACCATCAGTTAGTTTACTAAGAAGCTTACTGACGACAAAATCAAGACCAACTCCTTCAGCCATATTCTTTAGTGTTTTAAAGAATGGATGATCACTTTCTTTTGTACCCAGAACTGGATTGATAGTGGAGTCAAATCCAGACTGTAGAAACTCACCTGCCCAAGGAATCCGTTCAAGTATCTTGCTATCGGTAATAGCTTGAGTTGCAGTATCTTCCTGGGATTGGGAGGACACAAGATCGGATACAGCTCCAAGTGCTGTACCTCTTACAGCAAGACTAGCGATACCTTTACCAATACCTGCAGCACCACCAGTCAATGCAAGAGATCCATAGTGAACACCTTGTTTGGCAAACTCACCATACCAAGTATTAGTTACGTTATTTTCTTCAACTTGGTCTAGGTAACCAATAATACCCAAAGGATCAAAGTCAGTAACTGCTTCACCTTTTTCTTTTATTTCTTGACCAAGGCGTCCGGTAGCCATATCAACAACCCGTTCTGGAAAAGAAAGGATTGAGCTGGCAGTTAGGGCAGCACCACCAAGAGCACCACGACCTAATTCACCAGCAACTTCAGCTACTTGATTTTTGGATTGTTCATCTTCGTCATTTTGTTCCTGAAGAACTCTTGCATCCTCTGCTTTTTCTTGCTGTAATCTTTCTTCTGTTAAAGAAGCAATACTAGCAAGCTTTTCTTGTATATCTTGAGGATCAATTAAATTTGGATCAATCATTCATCTGGTTATGTTTTAAGGATAGTTCATTGATTAGTCCGTCGTGCTTTAACTGCTTCTCTGACTTGATCTAGGATTGCATAAACGTTATCGAGACTCATTGATGCAGCATTATTTCCAACATTTGGATATGATGTAATCCCAGTGTAAGGATTAGGTGCAGAAGCAAATTCTAAAGAAAAATCTTCAGCGGCAGCCGTACGATCATTTGATTCATAATTTAAATAAGCAGATAAACGAGGACGTTTGACACCACCTAAAAGGATTTCATCTAGGATTTGGAATTGTACATCTGGAGTCATAACAACATCATCAGATAATCCAAGTCTTTGAATAGAACCATCAAAGGTAGAAGAGATTAATTGAATAGCACCTAAAGCATTCCAGCCTTGGTTATAAAGTTCTCTCCATTCACCAACAGTTTTCAACTGAAGACCAGGTACACCACCAGGCGAATCACCAGCAAAACCCCTATTACCTGAATCAAAGTTTCCTTCGCCAGACATGACAAGATCTCTCAAAGGTTGTGTGGGAGATGCTGTTGTGGCTCCACTCAAAGCCAACTGATTGTAATCAACATCAGTTTGTGTTCTGAAAATACGAGACCTAGTTAAAAAAGGCGCAGTTAATATTCGTTGTAATGCAGGTTCAGCTTTTTCATAAGCCTCCCTGCGGGAATCTTTCCCAAGATTTTTTCCGGTGTATGCAAGGTACTGGCTATCAGCAAGATCCCAAGCAGTGAGGTATTTGTGGCCACGGGTAACATCCTTATAGTAACTTGGAAGTTCTCCAGTACCGTTGTTAAAAGATTCAAGTTGTTTAAGATAAGGTTCAGTTCCTGGAATTACAGTTGTATCTAAGTTAAAAGTTTTATCTTGAGCACTTTTTAAATAGGATTGTCCATCAATAATTTCTTGCTTTCTTTTTTTATCTAGTTTTACTTCACTGCCAAAACCAAGTTGACGGTAACGCTGACCATAGGTCATGCCTGTACTATTACCATCGCTGTCTTTGATCTGATCATCAAGTTGATTGGAATATTCGCGCTGAGATTTGACGGCAAGTAGATGTGCCTCCATAGGAGTCTTAGCTCCAGACAAAATATTTTCACGATAAAGTCTGTTGTATTCAGCCTCTACATTTAAACTAACAATTTGCCATTCTTGAGTAGTAGCATCATCTACACCGAATGCCTGATTAGTGATTGTATTAGCTTGAGCTCTAATCCAACCATTAGCCTTTGCATCAATATCTGATGGACGAATTAAGCCACGATCAACACTTGCCTTTGCGTCGTCAATATACTTATTATACAGAGAAAGACTAACATCTTTTAAATCAGATTCGATAATAAACCCACGGTCTTTTTTCTTTTGTTGAATAACAAGATCATCAGCAGCATCATCTCTAGTCTCAAGATCAGTTTGATACTTCTGGTAAAATTCAAACTCCGAGGGCGCGATATATAAACCTAATTCAGAAGCATCCTTAGAAGCATCTTGCATCATTTCATTAATAGCTTCAGGACTGAAATTGCCATCCCTATGCAATTGATGAAACTGATCTTTTTTTTGATCTAGAAACATTTTTTTAGCTGCTTCGTTTCTATTAAAATCTTGAAATATAGCAACACCTTGCTCGACTTTCATTTTAGCAAATCTAGGGTGTTCTTTAAAAGGTTTGCCGTTGATGATTTCTTCGCCCAATGTTTCTAAATTCAACATATTGCCAGGGACGGAGTTTCTATTGATCTTTTCAAGTAGATCAAGAGCACCGGATCTTCCTAAATACTTACCCTGTGCATTTTTAGTATGACTTGTTGATTGAACAAAATCCGAAACCTTGCCGTCTTTAAAAAGTAAAGCAGTAGCATCCCGAACAACCGTAGCGGATTGATCCTGATCATTAGCATCTTCAAGTAGCTTGATCTCGTTATTCTTAGCTTTGGTATAAGCAGGAATTGCATATTTGGCAATCAGGCTTGTAGAGTAATTTTCAGCAAGTCCATTTAAGAAATCAGCACCTTGAGATTTCATATAAGCAATCTTTTGTTCGTGCGTTAGATTGTTCTCTGCAAAGTAAGCTGCAGATCTTTCGCTTAGGCTAGAATTAAAGTCATCAACAGCGTCGATGATGCCAGCCTTTTTTAGTTCAGCAATGTGATAACCGTTAAGACGACGAATGCCTTGAACAACAGACATACGTTCATCATTCTCTTCAGCCTTTCTGACAATCTTGTCAGTAGCTTTAGATGACTCTTCAAGCTCAGCTTCTAATTCATCTTGCTTAGCACGTGCAGCATCAAGCTTTTCTTGTGTATCAATACCAAGCTCATTGAAGACAGTAGCTTCTGTTTGGAACTTCTTGATACGTTGTTCTTGTACAGCACCTAGGACAGAACTAAGAGTACTTGACAACTTACCAAGTGCTTTCATGTTTTCACCAGCACGCTCTGCGTTTAACAGACGTGCCTGGTCATTGGCGTTGACGGACTGGTTCTGACGTTCAATACCTGTCTCTAGTGAGTTGTGTAAGTCACGGAGTCTGTCTGAATACGCGGGTGTGGGGTCCGGATTGAAGTCCCTAGACCCAGATGTAATACCTGAATATGTCATTAATCTCCTCCAAGTTTTTTACCAGCAGGTGCAAACGAGTTATAGGTAGAAGCACCATCAACTGCTGCACCAACCACGTTGGCCACAAGACCAAGTTTGCTAGGTCCTTTGACAAATTCAATGTCTTGACTTGGAGCAGGGCCAGCACGGAATGGAGTAGCAACTTGTGCAAAGAGTTTTTGTCTCTGTGCATCAGCCGACTTACGTCGCTTGTCTACATTGCGTTTACTAGCAATATCAGAACGTGTATCATTAGATACCATCATTGCTCTTTTTCTTCCAATTTGTTTGGCAGCATTCTTTCCATAACTACGAGATCGACCACCTTCTTTAACAAAAGATTCTCCTAGTAACTTTTCAACTAATGTTTGATCTTGAGCTAAATATTGATTAATCCTATCGTCTTTAGCTAATTCTTCTTCAGCAGCAAAACCAGCAAACGCTAATGCTTGAGCATCTTGTTCACGTTCAACATCCATAACAGCCTGATTATATTCAGCAATGCCACGTAAGTTGGTTAGTTCATACTGACGGTTTCTTTGATTGGCTTTGTTAGCAATTGATCTGTTCTGAGCAGCAGCTTGAGCTTGTGCATCTTGGTGTGAACCAACAGCACCAGCAATACCAGCACCCGCAGACAGAACACCTAACGTTGCACTAACGGGTTCGCACACGGCAAAATTCTATAAAGGTCAAATTGTTTGGTCCATGAGTTAGTTCCCTAAGAAACTTAAAACCCAAGAACTTGAGAAGCTTGAGGTGTGTTGTATTACGTTTATCTGCTATGTTCCAAAGCAACTCTTCAGGTCGGCTTTCGATATAGCGTTTAGCTTCCCGTGCAAACGTAATA